AAAGCTCCTCCCGCCTATATTGCAGATCGTCGATAGGCTCCTCCCGGTAGTGTTGGATCTTATAGACGCTATTCTCCCGGTTCTACTCGAGATTATAGAGGCGGTTCTCCCGATTATTCTCGACCTTGTAGATCAGCTCTTACCGTTGATAATTCAAATCGTGGAGACGGTTCTCCCGGTGCTTTTGAACCTCATTCAAGCGGTTTTACCGTTCTTGATTCAAATAATCGAGACCGTATTACCGATCATAATTAACCTCATTCAAACCCTACTCCCGGCGATTATGCAAATCGTAGAGGGCGTTCTCCCGGTAATTTTGAATCTCATAACGGCTATAATGCCGCTTATTATTCAAATAATCGAAACCGTTCTCCCGATTATAATTCAGCTCATAGAAACACTCTTACCGCCGATATTGCAGATCGTCGAGATTATTCTCCCGCTTATACTGAATCTCATTAACGCGATTTTGCCGCTATTGACGACGATTATAGAGGCGGTTCTCCCGATCCTCGTAACGCTCATAGAGGCTATTTCGCCGCTTCTTGAAATGTTGGCGCCGCTACTCTCGCCGATTCTCGAGCTTCTCGTAATGATCCTCGAGCCCCTCGTCGAGCTTCTTAACTTGATTTTGCCGCCTCTTATCGGGCTATTTACGCAGATCATAGAAAAGATAATGCCGGTATTACAAACGGTATTCTCCTCGGTTGCTAACCTTCTTTCGGGACAGTTCAAGACCGCTTTCGAGGCTGTCGGAAACATCTTTACGAACATCAAGAATATTTTCCAAAATATAATTGATTTCGTGAAAAATGTTTTTACGGGTAATTGGAAAGGCGCGTGGGAGAACGTAAAAAATATTTTCTCGAATATTTGGGATAGCTTAAAGACGATTGTAAAAACGCCGATAAATTTCATTATTAACGGCATAAATACTCTTATAAACGGTATCAATAAGATCTCTTTTGACGTTCCCGATTGGGTTCCCGGTATTGGAGGAAAAACGCTCGGATTTAATATCCCGAATATTCCAAAGCTTCGCCGCGGACTTGATTTCGTACCCTACGACAATTATCCCGCGCTCCTCCACAAGGGCGAGCAAGTGCTCACAGCCTCGGAGAAACGCGAGAGGGATCAAGAACTCGAGGAGAAGAAAAAAGAGCCTAAAACGCCGCCCTCGGTCTCCGTGAAGGTGGATATTCATATCGACCATTTCGAGAACCACACGGAAAGCGATCTTGACGAACTCGCCGAGGAGCTTATGAGAATTATCGAGGAAAAGATTCGACAGAAAGGAGCGACTTTCGCATAATGAAGAAATTACCTTTTTTCAAGTTCAACGGCGTAACGTCGCTTGACGAACAACTCATTATTACGGGAAAAGACGTCTATAAAGGCGCCGCCCGTGATTTAACATTTACGCAGATCGCCGGGCGTTCCGGCGATCTGCTCACAGATAACCGACGCTTTAAGAATGTGAAAATTTCTTACGACGTAGCCGCGCTCGAGGGGATCCACAAGATCCCCGAGATCGCGCACCGCGTCAAGGGTTGGCTCCTCTCCGAGGTTGGCTATTTTCCGCTATACGATAGCTACGATCCGAATTATTTTCGCCTCGGTGCGTATAGCGAGGAGTTCGACCTCGAACAAGAACTCCCGGCGCTCGGTAGCTCCTCGATTGTTTTCAACTGTAAGCCGTTCCGATATTTGATAGAGGGACAGCGAGCTATTATCTTAACGACCGCGCAGACAGTAAGAAACCCCGAATTTTTCTCCTCTCTCCCTTATATCAAAATCACCGGAGAGGGAGATATAACGTTGAGTATAAACGCGGATTCTTTCGTATTTCGCGGCGTCGAGGGATATATCGAGGTCGATTCCGAGCAAATGCGAGCTTTCAAGGGCTTAACGAGCGAAAACGAGAAAATGTATTCGCCCGATTTTCCAAAGCTTTATAAAGGAGATAATTATATCTCTTGGAGCGGATCCGTCTCGAGCGTCGAAATAATTCCGAGGTGGTGTTGCTTATGATTCCGATTCTCTACAAAAAAGGCGCCTCGAATTACTCGAATAATGGCATAGGACACCTCAAGGACGCTATTTCGTGCAAGGTTACGGAGGAGCGCCACGGCGACTATTTGCTAACGCTTCAATATCCGATCTCGGGAGCTTGGTATTCCGATATTGTGGAGGGCGCCGTCGTAAAGGCAAAAGCGAACGAAACAAGCGAGCTTCAGCTATTCCGGATCTATAAATCGAGTAAACCTATGAAGGGCGTCGTTACGTTCTACGGAGAACATATTTCCTACGACCTAAAAGGGCTCCCGCTTTGTGCGCTGTCTATGAGAGGGACGACACCCGGCGCCGCTCTTACGGCGGGATTCTCCGCCTCGGTGCTCTCTCACGGCTTCACGGCTTGGAGCGATATTACCACACTTAACAACATCAACATAACGAAGCCTCGCTCCCTCCGTAACTTTTGCGGAGGTGAGGCGGGCTCCGTCCTCTCTGTATGGGGCGGCGAGTTCGAGTTCGATAATTTTGTCGTAAAGCTCCACAAACACCGCGGCGCGAATAACGGCGTAGTTATCAACTACGGAAAGAACCTCACGGACGCAAAGCAAGAGCGAAATATAAGCGATTGCTATACGCATTTTTGCCCTTACGCGATCAAAAAGACCGAAACACGAAACGCCGCGGGTGAGGTTACGGAAACCTCCGAGGAAACGATCACTCTTTCCGGCGGCGTAATAGAACTCGTAAACCCCGAAAATATCGGGCATACGAAAGCCTATACCCTCGATATTTCGGACAAATTCGCCGACGGCGAGGAAATGAACGAAGCGAATCTCCGCGCACACGCGGAGGAATATATCGCCTCTCATAAACTCGGCGTACCAAAGGTAAATATTACGCTTTCCTTTATGCAAATATGGGATAGTCCGGAATATTCAACAATCGCCGTTCACGAGCGCGTCGCCCTTTGTGATACGGTAACGGTTCGCTTTTCGGATCTCGGTATCGACGCGGAGGCGAAGGTTATCAAAACCGAATACGATAGCCTCGAGGAGCGGTTTTCAAAAATCGAGGTAGGAGACGCAAAAAGCACTCTCGCGGACACGGTAACGAGCATAGAGGAAAGTATCACCGACACAAAGAAAAGCCTCGCAGAGAGCGAAAATGCCGCCTCCGTAGCGCTTCAAAACGCTATCATAGAGGCGACGAACAAAATTACGGGAAATAGCGGCGGCTACGTCGTTTTATCTCCCGCAAATAACCCTCAAGAAATCCTCATAATGAACACCCCGGACAAAGAGACCGCTACTCGCGTTTGGAGGTGGAATAGCTCCGGTCTCGGTTACTCAAAGAGCGGATATAATGGCGAATACGGGCTCGCTATGACAATGGACGGCGCGATCGTCGCCGATTTCATTACAGCGGGAACCCTTAACGCTATCAATATAACCGGCTGTACCATTACGGGCGGATCCCTCAACATCAACGACCGATTTACCGTTGACGCAGAGGGCAACGTTCGCACCGAGGGCGAAATAATCGCCACGAGCGGAATTATAGGCGGGTGCGAGATCAAGGACGGAAAGCTCGTTATTACCTCGGCAAACATCACCGGAACGCTCACGATCGGGCAACTCCCGGACAGCGTAGCCGAAACGAGCGATATTCCTACGAAGGTCTCGGAACTCTCCAACGATAGCGGGTATCAAAACCGAACCGGCGTCGTTTCGATTATCGACGGCAGAATAACCGCCGATTATGTGGAGGCGCTCGAGATCAGCGTCGGAGCCGCGAATATCACCGGCAAACTTACAGCTTCGCAAATAAACGCGGACGGAATTTCAGCCTCGAATGTTACAATTTCCGGAGCAATAACCGCGACGAGCGGATCAATGGAAAATATGACAATAACCGGAAAACTCACTTTCGGAGGAAATTCGAGTTATTACATCAACGCGAACTATAACGACGGTAGCTATTATATCAATTTGCCGGGCTTTAGAGTGGACGACGCGAGCGGAGCGGTTTTTAGTGGTAAGTTATCAGCCGCAAGCGGATCTTTCTCGGGTACGATTACATCAGCAAGCGCAACAATAACGGGCGGATCGTTAAAGATTGGATCAAATTCTACGTATGTAAATATTGACAGTTCCGGCGTTATCACTATTGATGGAGAGTGGAGTGCTCACGAGGAAAATCAAACTATGCTATTGATGAAATTTCATAGCGTTTTTGGAGATTTGTGCGGCTTATATGTGAGCGGTTATGTTGACGAAGATATGAAATTTACACCAACAAATGTATTCGCAAGACGAATAGGATAATCAAGGAGGATTTTATTATGAACACCAAAACAAAACAGCCCGAGCCGAGTTCTCGCCCCGTTATTCTCGAAATCGAGGAGACAAAAACTCGAATCATTCAAGAGGTAAACGGCGCGATCCGTAAGGGGATCCCTTGTTACCTTTTGAAAGACGCCCTCGAGGGCGTTCTCTCTCAAATTCGAGAGGGAGCGAAAGCAGAGCTTGAAGCGGCTCGAGCGCAAGAGGCGGCTCGAGCGGAATCCGAAAAGAAGGAGGAAACCGAATAAATGTCTCTCAA